GTGGTTGTAGTAGTCATTTTACGAAATATTGTTTTTTTAATTTTTTCCATTATTCATTTCTTTTTCTTAAATAAACTCTAATATCTTTTTCTGGATATTTAATTTCAAACATTGAATCTGGCTCAGAATATATGGTATTGTTAACAATTTTAATTTGACCAGTTTTATCATCACTAATTGTTTGAGAAATAGGGTTAATTGAATATTGTCCTCCAATTTTATTATAAATTTTTAATTCAATAATATTTATAACTCCATTAGCATTAAGAATTTCTTTTTGAAGTTTTCCTAAGAAAATATCTTGATTCATTTCTTGTTTAGTGATATCAAAATAATCTTTTACTAATGTTATAATACTATTTGCAACTTGATTATCATTAATATTTTCAATATATACATCAACATCAATTGCTAAATTAAATATTTTCCCATCTGTTACTTCAATAAAATCGTTTATCATTCTATATTGAGTAAGATATTCAGCAATATTTTCTTTTAATAAAGTATTACTTGAATTTGATAATTTACCATCACTCGCAATATCGAGAACAGATATTATTATTTTATTATTCTTTTTAAATACATTTGCACGATATGGTGAACCAAATTTACCCGGCATTTTATATAACTGCATTAAATAATCAGTTAGTGTAACATCTCTATTTTGACTTGAGAAATTATACTTAATTAATTGTCTTATTTGTTCAACACTTAATCCATCATTACCACCAATAGCTGGAATTGGATTATTAACTTTTAAACTCTTTTCAACTAATTTATTATTATCTTGTCGAGAGCCATTTGCTTTTATTGTATATGAACCAAGAGTATTGATAGTACCAGTTCCCACATTTGAATTTATACCGCCACCAGTACGATATTTAATAAATAAAGTATAACCACCTTTAAGTCTTTCTCCTAATGCTGTATTATTTAAGAAATTTTCAAGAAATGCTCTATTATCAACACCTTCTTTTAAGAAACCTTCTTTAAAAGCATTGGTTTCAACATCTCCAGAACCAAATGTAATTTTACAATAACCATTAGGTGTAAATTCTTTAATGAATTTTTTAGTTACATCAATCCATGTAGCTGCTTTAATTCCACTTGTTTGTTTATTATTACCCGATTTATTACTATCTTCAATAAAAACTCTTTGTTGTGCCAAATAATCAACCTCATAATATCTATTATCATGATTATAAAAATCATTAATTGTTGGGTTTGTGGTGAAATTAGTTCCTTCTAATAAGATAATACTATCAATTTCAATAATATTCATATCAGGTAATACTATTGAGAAAAATGGAATAACATCGTTACTTGTAATAACTCTTTTATAGATATTTGATGAACCATTTATAACAATTTCTCTTTTAGTTACAGTATAATTCTGTAATATTCCATTGGAGTCAAAATTTGGTAATATTGAGCGATTTGGGTCACCTAAACTACTTACTGAAGAACTCCAATCAATAGCATATTGTGTTTCAAAAACATTTCCAGCTCCAATTGTTTGTGCTCCAACAAATAATAATGGATAATATGATGCATCTGGACTATCACCAAGTACAGGTATTTTTACTGAAAAATCCACAACAGTTACTGAAGGTCGTTTTGCAGGAATATTAAAACCCATATTTTTTGCAATATTTAATATGGATGATTTTTGTCGAGCATATTCTAACTGTGTTTCTTGAAATACTCTATCAGTATTTATCGATAAATTATTACCAACACCTGCATTTAAATCAAGTAGCATTGCGCCAACACTTGAGTCTGAAAAATCACTAATAACTTCTGGATATGATTGTTTAATTAATGTAATTAAATCATTCCTGATTTCACCAAAAGTTCTACTACCATATTTTACTACATTTGTACTATCTGCCATATCTTATATTCTTAAAAATTTAAATCTAATTCACCTTGTTCTGAAAAAACATCCTCACTATATGTAAATTTAATATTCACATTTAATTGATTATCTGAAATAATATTACCATAATCATCAGTATTTCTATTAAATGTAACTGAATTTACTGTTAAAGCAGGTATATATAATGCAACAGTTTTTTTAATATCTTGCTCTACATCAACTGCAGTCATATTATCATTAGGTTCAAAAATATATTTTAATAAATTTGTCCCATAATCAGGTTGATAATATCTTTCACCTTTTTGAGTTAGTAATAATAGCAATAAATCTGAAGAAAAAGCTTCTTTAGTTAATGTACTTAACTGAAAATAAGTATTATTAACACTATCATCATTAAGTGGGAATTTAATATTAAACGTTGGCATTATAATTTAATTTTCTATAAATACTTATAAATAAAAAAATCCCGACAACTTGCCGGGATTTATATGTATCATTTAAAATGTCAAATAATTATTTCTTTTTACCTCGCTTACCTTTAGTTAAAGCTTTAGCTTCATCTTCTTCTTGTTTTTTTGCATCAAAAAGAGATTTCACTGACTCATGCAATATTACAATAGACTCATGACCAAATTTTTCCAACACACCCCGATATGTACTAAAATTAGGTTTTTCTAATGAAACTGCATCACTTTCAGATACACTTACACCTGCAAGGCATTCTATAATAGCCATTTCTTGATGGTCAGCAGGTAATTTATCAAACACTTCTTCATTAAATACAACTGCGAAATTTACACCTTCAGTAATAATTTCAACAAGGTCGCTCATTTTTACAATTTTATAAAGTTCTTTCTGCTTATTATTACATAGAACTTCAAACTGAATCCAATGAGGAATAGCTGTTTTATCTTTAACACTATCAAATAACTCAACCATTTCTTCAGATGCTTTTTCAATCTTTGCCATAAAATTTAATTTTAATTGTTAATAATAGAACTATATTTAGATTTAATTTCATCAACTTTTAATTTTAAGCTTGTATATATTGGATTATCCCATTTATCTTTTAAATTGTCATCAAGCTCATTAACATAAGAGAACATATCGATAACACAAGCCATTACAGTGTCTTCAATATCTATTAAGTTAGCTAAAAATTTATTAGCTGCATCTTTTTGTCTAATTAATTCCATTTCTTTATCATATTTTGAATTAATCTCTGCAACTTCTTCTTTACTAACTGTTTTTACACCATCAGCTTTAGCAGTTTCAATTATTTTTTCATTTAAAGCACTTAATTCTTCTTCAGAAGAAAAATTAACACCAAATTTTTTAGTTGCCAATTCGTCAACTTCATTAATTTTTTTTGCAGCATCTGAATTAAATTCTCCAGTATCCACTGCTTTTTTCAAATTGTTTAAAAAATCACTACCAGCCATTTTATTTTCACTTTTATTTTACGCTTACAGTTTCCATCTCAATTCCTTGAAATTTCAATACATCATAAGCATCATTATGTTTAATTCTTTTTTTAAATTCGATAATACCAAAACCCATTAATTCTCCATAATCATTTCTGACAAATATACTTTTAATATTTATAATTTCCTTAAAAATTTCTGAATTTTCATCTAATTCATCAGTTTTAAATTTCAAAGGTATAAAAAATTCTAATTGTCTATATTCAAAACCAATTTTCTTTACATGTAAAAATTCACTTAATTGTTCAATTTTATTTACAACATCATTATTATCTCGTTGAACCTTAATTGGAAATTTAAACGATTTAGATTTATTAGCGATATCCATAACTTGATATTCATCGCTTTCAACATCTTCATCTAAACAAGATTCTGCAGGTTCAATTATTTTATTACCACTTTTTTCAACAACGCTCATAATATCTGCTAAACCTACTTCAATTGGGTGATTATTAAATATATAAACTAATTCGTAATCATCGTCTTTAGTTCGTCTGGCTTCTGTTTCAATTGCCAAAACTTCACCTAAAGTTTTTCCAGCATGTTTATGTTTATCATCAAAAAACCCAAAATGTTCATAACGTCTACCCCAAGCATCTTTATCTTGACCATATGACATATGATATTTATCTGCAGTAGTTGCAATTTTACGTGGAGATGCTTTTTTCATAAATGCATCCGCTTTTTTCAACACCTCATAATAATCTTTTGTATATTTTTCATCAGTTTGACCTGCATAAAATTTTTCAAGTACCGGATTATGATGAAGTTTTCTTGTCTCTTTTTTATCTGTTTCCTTTAAATCATTAGGGTCAGCTTTAAGAATGTCTACTTCAGTATTACGTAATGCAATACTGAAATAAACCATAATTGTACGAAATTTAATATAAAGCCAAAGTATGAAATTTTGAATAATTCTTTTCAATTTTTTTATTTTAAGATACTATTAATGTTTTTGCAACAGCAGCTTCATAAAATTCAACACGTTTTTTAGTAACCTCTGCTAAATTATATTTAACTTTAAAATCTTCATATAAATTATCACCTAATTGTTTTCTTAAATCAGCATTTAATATTAATTTTTTAAGATATTTATGCCAATATTTATGTGCATTATCCTTTGCAGGTATTAATACACAATTTTCCATATGTTTACCATGAACATTATAAGGAGGTATGTCTGAACATAAGATTGGTAATTTACGTGTCCAACATTCTACTTGTTTTAAGTTAGATTTCATTCTATTAAATGAATTATCTGCTAATGG